TTACCACAAAAGAATGTAGATAAAAGATTATTTGATATTCAAGACGTACTTGGAAATAGATACAATGCGCTATCTGTTACAAGAGATGTATTAAAAACATTAAATCAAATGGATGCGTCTGGTGAAACTGTTAAAGCCGGTGCTGCATTATCTATTGATCAATTTACTAGAAGATTGAGTGGAGTTGCAAAAGAAATTTTAGGATTTGAAGTATCTGGAATGTCATTAGATGCTTTAGAAGCAAAAGTAGCTGAGCTTCAAGCAGACGAATATGCTGCAATAGACAGAGATCCTGATTTAAGTGATGAAGGCAAAGAAGCAGCAAAGAAAAATTTAGATAGTAAAAACTTAATCAAACAAGCTAAAGCTAGATTAAAAGGTAGAGGAATGCTTTCTGGTTTAACAAGAGAAGAACAGGAAAAACTTGCTGTACAAGAAGTTACATTAACTTACGCACTTGCAAATACATTTAAAGATCAAGATAGATTAACACAAAGAGATGTTAATGCTGCTAAAGAAATTGTAAACATATTTTCATTAGGTAGATCATCTAAAGACGTAAGAGCTTCAATCGAAGCTATTGGAAGACAGCTTGAATCAGATATTAGAAGACAAGAAAGTCTATACACAGTTGCAGGTGGATTAGAAAATACCCTTAAAGATTTAAGAAGACTTAAAAACTTTGAAGTATTTGAAGGAGAAGGTGGAGTTGCTTCACAATTAGCAGAAGATTTAAGTTTGGAAGAAATAGAAAATATTATTGAAGGGATAAACTAATGGCTTCCTTGAAAGATATTCAAGATCAAATTAACAATAATACTTTTGATCCAAGTAAATTAAATGCTAGACAAAGAAAAGCAGTTGACGAAGCTATTAGAAGAGGACTAATCACAGGTCCTTCAATGAATGAATTACAATCCGAAAGAGCTGGTGCAGCAAAAGATGTAGCTACAATTGATGCTGCTGTTAAAAATCCTATTGGTGTAAAACTACAACAACAAGGAAGCTCATTAGATGGTAGATCAGAAGCAGTTCTTGCAGGAGATCTCATAGGATCAATTACACCTTATGTTATGATGAGAAAGAAAATATTTAGTGCAGCTAAATCAAAAGTACCTGGAGATAAAAATACAGGTTTATTTGCTAGAACTAAAATGTTTAGTAATTTTTCAGATAAACTAACTGCAAGACTACCAGGACGATTTAAATTATTAGGTGGTCTTACAAAATTACTTGCAAAAGTAGCAGATCCAACGATCGGCAGAGTCTTAGCTAGTCCTCTTGGAAAAGCAGAAATGATGTCTGTATTAGGTGGTACTGCAGGAGCAGGAGCAGGTTCAGTTACTTACGACATGTTAAATGAAACTGTTGGAGTTGCTGCAATGGATGCAATAGCTTCGGACTTGGAAAACATGAGTCCAAAAGAAGTTAATACAGACATGATGGCTAATGCAGCAGATGCTATGTTTACCGCTTTAGCTTGGAATGCTGGTGCCGCAGCATTAACACCGGTAATTACAAAAAGTTTAGGTAAAATTGGAAGATTAGCTATTGGTGCTAAATCCAAAGACGCAAAAGAATTAGTAAACATTGCAAGAGATAAAGGTTTACCACTTCCTATGGTAATGACTGCACAAGAAGGTACAGGTCTTCTAGGTGGTTTTGCTGCTAAGTATTTTAAGGTACTTGGTATCATGCCTTTTATTAATGGCATTGGTAAAGAAGCTTTACAAGGAGCGGAACAAGCAGCAGGTAGAAATTATTTAAACAATGATGTCCTTAAATACGGGCCATTGATTAAAACAGGAATGTTATCAGCTACGGTTTGGAAACAAGCAGATGCAGCCTTTAAACAAAATTCTAATTTAATTAATTCTAGTTACAAAGCTTTTGATACTTTGGCTGATACAATTGGTAATCCTAAAGTTATTCCTACAGGACATGTTAAAAAAATGGCAGGTGATTATGTCGGTGAACTGTCAATGAAATATCCTGGGCTTACTGCTTATGCAAACGATGCTATGGGAAATATAGATATGAAAGCATTAGAAAAATTACAAGGTACAGGTGATCCATTAGCTTTATTCTTTAGATACATGAATAAGATTGATGATTTTGTAACACCAAAACAATACAAAGGTATGATGGAAACCTTAAACAGAGCTATTGGAGAAACAACTTATGATAATATTAGACCTACTTTATGGTCTATAAGAGAAGCTCTTGAAAACGATCTTAATTCATTTGGTGGAGCAATAACAAAAGAAACATTTTTAAAAGATGATGCAGTAAAAGCAGCTTATGAAACGTTAAAGAAAACAAATCCTGCTGCAGCAGAAGCAGACATGGCTCTTAAAATTAGTGAATCAGAAAAATTAAAAGATAAATTATATGGCGCAAATGATACTTTTTCAACATTAATGAATTTTTATCAAGACGCTAATATAACTAAAATTTTTAGAGAGTACAACGCAACAACATTTACAAATAAAGCTTTAGCTGGAATTGGTGGAATGCAAAAGAAAAAAGCTCAAAGATTTTTTAACGATTTAGCTAATGATGTATTTACACGTGGAGACACAGATGCAGTTTTACAATTTAAACAATTGTTAGGAGCTTCAAAAATAGCATCGAGAAAAACACCAGGAAAAGGTATAGGAATTACTAAAGGTGGTGGAGAAGCATTATATGATGCAGCAAAAGCAAGATGGATGTTTAATTCATTTATAAAAAGTTTTGATTCAGCTTCTTCTCCTGCGGGTAGATCAATGATAGATGAAATTATGGAAGAATCAACTGTTAGAGCAGGAATTAATGGAACTGTAGATGTTATGGAATCTATGGTTCAAAAGGGAACTGGGGTAGAACAAACAATAGATTTTAGTATTGATAAAGTTAAAGGTGGAACTAATATATTTGATGCAACTAAAATTAGGTTTAGTCCAAAAGATACTTCCATGTTTAATATAAATAAATTTATGAGAAATTTAGGCTTAAGTGATATTGTTGATGATGTAGGACAAGAAAAAATGACAGCCATTTTAGGTGGTAAAGCACAATCAAAAGAATTTGAAAAGTTTTTAACTTATATGAAAGCAATATCCGATACCCCTATAGCTGATACATCCACTTTTATGCAAAGAAGATTACAATTAGGTGGACTTAATTCATTTACAGGAGCTTTGGTTCTTGGAGGTTCTGCAGCTGTTAACCCATTTGCACCAGCATTATTTATCTTACTTGGTAGACGTGCAGGTCAAATACTTACAGATCCTATAGCTATGAGAGCTTTTAATGATGCACTTAACCCTGATGAACAAATTAGACTATTGATGGGTAAAAAAGTTGGTAATGGTGTACCAGGAGTGCTTGGTATTGGAAGACGATACTTTAAAGGAAGAGATATTCAAACAGCAGCTAACATTTTAAAATCGCCAGGCGTAGTTGGTAGACTTGGCCTTACACAAAAAAGGGAAGCGTTTGCAAGATTAGTTAATTACTTAAACGAGAGTGATGCTGATGTTCCAAGAGTAGATCCTAAAACTGTAACACCAGAAGAAATTACTGAAAGAATGGGACAGCTAGATGCAAAAGTTCCAGCGCCTAATTATAATGAAGAAACACTTCCTAAAAATAATTTTGAAGTAATGTTTGCACAAGACTACTCAGGTACTTCAGGTAACTTACAAACAGATACTAATGCTGTTGAAATGTTATCTACTGCTACACAGAACGAAGCTATGGTTGATGCTGAAGAAGCACCCGTTGAAGCAGAAGAAAAGTCTATGATTATGGCTGACCTACAACTTGAAGATCCAGTGGCTCAAGCACCTACAGCACCAGTACCACCGGCTACCGGACAAGTGAATCCACAACAGTTCCAAGCTTTGTTTCCTAATGATCCGACAGGAGCTGCAATAGCACAAAGAGGAGTTAGACGTGGCTAAACAATCTGCAACAGCTAGAATAGATCACCACGAAAAGATTTGCAGGTTAATGCAAAAGCAGACTTTTGATAGAATTGATAAAATGGATCAAAGAATTAATAGAATAGAAAAAATTATTGTAGGCGGAATGTTTGCAATATTTATGGCTGTACTTTCTAATCATTTGTAGTATTAACTACTAATGAAGTTACTTAAAAAGTATCCTTACAAACACTACAATAGATTCTCAGACACAACAGGACGTAAATATTTGGTAGATAATATTAAAGTACCAAGCGTCACAACTATATTAGGTGCCACTAAAGACAAACGTTTTTTAGATAACTGGAGACGTAAAGTTGGAAATGCAGAAGCTGATAGAATTATGCAACAAGCATCAGCTATTGGAACTGAGATGCACCAGGTACTTGAATATCATTTAACAGGACAGGGTTATTACAACGCCATGGAAGAAGGCACTAAACCTAGAATGATGGCCAAAACTATTTTAGATAATATTAAAATAGATGAAGTATGGGGCAACGAAATAAGTTTAGAGTATGAAAATAAATATGCAGGTACAGCAGATTTATCTTGTGTTGCTTACGGGAAACCGAGCATCGTAGACTGGAAACAGTCTAACAAACCAAAGCGAGAAGAGTGGGTAGAAGATTATAAATATCAGCTAGGAGCTTACTATTTAGCACACACTAAAAATTATGGACCCATTGAACAAGGTGTAATCTCTATATGTACAAGAGACCTTCAATATCAAGAATTTAAATTAAATGAATCTGATTTAAAAGAATATGGAGATAAATTTTTAGAAAGAGTTGAACAATACAATAAACTTATAGCAACCAACTCTTAAGATCTTCTTCTCCCAAAGTTTTAGCAGCAAGCTTACCTTTACTGGTAAGAGACTTCATGATAGCTTCATCTAATGTACCTCTGGCTACAATATCAATATAAACAACAGTACCTTTTTGGCCCATTCTATGAGCACGGTCTTCTGATTGCATTCGGACTTCTAAGTTATAGCTGTTGCTAAAATAGATAACAGTATTGCAAGCAGTAAGAGTGAGACCAAAGCCACCGGTAGTAGGATTACCAACCAAAAAACGACATTTGTCATCTGTTTGAATACGATCAACAGCATTTTTTCTATCCTCAACACTAACTTCTCCATAAATACTTACTGTAGATTCTGGGCCATACTTGTCTATTAGAAAGTTTTTAATTTCATGAATGTTATATAAATAATTAGCCCAGATAATAACTTTACCTTCAGTTTCTTCTAATGTTTCCTCGAGAGCAGAAAGTTTAGATTTATGTAGTTGTAATATTTTGCCATCATCATCTTTGGTAAAACCATTACATACCTGGTGTAGTTTAATAATTTCTGTAAGTTTGTTAGAAAAAGATATTGTACTATCTTCTACAATAGCAAGTGCATGAGTTCGTAGTCTTTCATATATTTTTTTACCCTCACCTTCTAATTCTATATATCTCTTAGATCTAACCTTAGGTTTAAGATCTAAACATTGATCCTTACGTATTCTGGTAGCAAAACTTTTCATTTTTTCTTCTAATTCTTCTAATCTTTTGTAGTATTTAGGTACACTTACAAACCTTCCAGAACCCACAGGAATATCTGTCATCTCAGCATATCTATTTCTAAAAGCAAGATAACTATTAAAACCTAATAATTCTGGACTTAAGAATGCACATTGTGTAAATAGATCTAATGGAGATTTTGTTATTGGGGATCCTGTTAGTATACGCTTTATATGGGATAATTTTCCTAATCCTAAAATGTTTTTTGTTCTTTTTGCTGATCGGTTTTTTATTGTGGTTGATTCATCCAACGCTACAAAATTTAATTTATTTTTTTTAAGGTAATCAACACACGCTTCAAATCCCCTTCTAGTTGATAAAGCTTCTACGTTAATTAAAAATATTTTAAGATCTGGTGATTCGCTTAACTTATAATAATCTTTAGGTTTATCTAAATTCCATTTATATATTTTATATTTTAATACATCTGGCATATGAGTTTCTATCTCAGATTGCCAATTTGTATAAACAGACTTAGGTGCAATAATTAAAACAGTATTAATTTTTCTTTGTAAATAAAGATAAGCAATATTATCTATAGTAACTTTTGTTTTACCTGTACCCATTTCCATAAAATATGCCCATGAATTTTTTTCTGCTGATTCGGACAAAGCATTTCTCTGGTGCTCGTACGGCTTGGTCTTATAGGGGTATTTCGACATCTAAAAAGTTTTTATATTTTTTTCTTGCAAAGATCAAATGAATAATTTAAGAGACCTGCAGGAGGAAAAATATGGATATTGAGAAAATGTCAAACATTGACATTAGTCAAGATAGTGTAAAATCTATTTCTGACAAATGCAATTCTTTAAATACGTTAAGAAAACAAATAGAAAAAGATGAAGAAAGTCTTTCACTTCTTAAGCATAAAGCTAGAGATATGGAAGAAAGAATAATTCCAGAGATGATGCAGGAAGCAGGTGTATCTTTGTTGAAATTAAGTGATGGTTCTACTGTAGAAGTTAAACCATTTTATGCAGCAAAAATTCCTGAATCACGTGTAGAGGAAGCCTTCAGTTGGTTAAGAGGTAAAGGGTTCGAAGATATAATCAAGAACACCGTAACCGCTTCATTCAATAGAGGTCAAGACAACGAAGTCTCTGAATTAATAAAAGTCTGTGAAGACCATGGATTCAACTATAATAAAAAAGAAAAAGTTGAACCTATGACTCTTAAGGCTTTTGTTAAAGAGCAAGTCGAGGGTGGTAAAGAACTTCCTTTTGATTTGTTCGGTGTGTACATCGCAAATAAAACGAAAATAACTAACAAATAATAGGTAATAATATGAAAATAAAAGACGGACAATCGGGCCAAGTATCGATTAAACAAGAGGCTGGTGCAGTTGCTAATATTGATTTAGAGCAATTTGCTGATGCTGGATTTGATAATGTAGATTCAAAGAGTTTAGCATTACCATTTCTAAAAGTTCTAGGACAGTTGTCACCACAAGTAACGCAAGGTGATAGTCAGTTTAACCCTGAAGCAAGACCTGGAATGATCTATAACACAGTAACAGATGAACTTTATGATGGTGCAGGAGGTATAACAGTTATACCTTGCTATTATAAATTAGAATACATTGAGTGGAGAGACAGAGAAAAAGGTGCTGTTGCTCCTGTAAATGTTTATTCTTCTGGTTCGGATATCATGACTAAAACTACCAGAGGTGACGATGGTAAGGATAGGCTTGAGAATGGTAATTACATAGAAGAGACGGCTTCTCACTACGTTATGATAGTGCAAGAGGACAAATCTTCTACAGCTATGATTACTATGAAATCTACTCAAAGAAAGAAATCCAAAAAATGGAATTCAATGATGATGTCTTTGAGACAGAAAAGAAAAGATGGTAAGGGTTTTTTTAGACCTGCACCATTTACTCAACAATACACACTTAAAACTGTTTTAGAGAAAAACAATTTGGGTTCGTGGTACGGTTGGGAAATCGAACACACAGGTACAGTGGGGAGCGAAGACACAATCAAAGCAGCTTTTGAGTTTTACGAATCATGTAAAAAAGGTGCTGTCAGAGTTAACCACGGCAAGGAAGAACAAGTAGAAAAAACTCCATTCTAGTATGGACCTACTTGACAACACCCTGGGAGAGTTTGTAGAACTCTTCCAGGGCTCTTCTACATATTTTGGATGTTCTGCACCTACTGGAAATAAAAACTCTAAGGGCAAATCAGAATTTAAACATTGGGTTGAACCTAAACCGATGACAAAAGATCATTGGGTTCAACACTTAAAAGGAGAAGCTTACTATGGATCAGTTCCCATTCGAGATGATAATACATGCAGTTGGGGGGTCATCGATGTTGATCGTTATAATATACAGCATCAGGACGTTATATCGGTTATACGGAAAAGGAAATACCCACTCGTCCCATTCAGATCAAAATCCAACGGACTCCATTTAATTATTTTTATCAAAGGTGTTGTTGCAGCATCTGCGATGAGAAAAAAATTAATTGAGATCGCTTCAGATTTAGGAATTAACGACACCACTACAGATATATTTCCTGCACAAGATCAAGTTGATTTAACACCTGATAATTGGGATGACAAAAGAAAAGGTAACTTTGTAAACCTACCTTACCAAAACGCAAAACTCCCTACAAGGGTCGCTATGGACGACCAATGTCAGTCAATAAAAATAGAAGATCTATATAAATTTGTATCTAAATTTAGATTAACTCCTGAGTCTTTTAAAAAATTAAAAATATTTCAAGATGATGAGACAAAAGATTATCCTCCTTGTGTAGTTAACTTTATGAAAAATAAAGTACAAAAAGGTGAAGGTCGTAATGATGCAATGTTTAACGTGGCTGTCTTAGCAAAGAAGATTAATCCAGATCCAGTGATGTATGAAGAGTGGACAAGAGATATGATGACTAAGGTGTGTAGTGAAAAACTTCACCCAAAGGAATTACAAAATATATTTAAGGGAGTTGAAAACAAAGAGTACACTTATAAATGTAAAACATCTATTGCAAGAATGCATTGTGTATCTAGCACATGTGTAAAAAGAAAATTAGGTATTGGAGCAAATGAAGCTTTACCAGAAGTTGGAAAACTTATTAAAGTTAACTCTTATCCAGAACCTTATTGGATACTACCCATACAAGGTAAATCTATAAGACTTTCTACAAAACAATTATACCAACAGCAGTTGTTGGGAGAACAGTTATTAAATTATGATATTGTTTGGAGACCATTAAAACCATCTAAACGAGATCCAGATCCTTACAGAGATTGGCTTGATGAGTTAATACAAAATAAACAAGACATGGAAGGTTTTGATTCTGGTGAGGAAAGACAAGACGTATTTAATTCTAGAATGACTAGGTTCTTAGAAGATGTTGAAGATACTACTGAGTTTGATCAGATAGATTCTGGTAACATTTGGAAAGACGAAAGTGAGATGAGATTTAAGTTAGAAACATTTAAATCATTCATGAAAAAAGTAGGGTATAATTGGAATGAAAAAGAATGTACAAGTTTTCTTGAGCAGGGAAAAGCTTTGCCTAAGAAGAAGTTTCAAAACATTAGTAGTAGGCATTGGGTTGTAGCACTACCACAACAAACAGAGCATAAAAATAAAGATGTCAAATTTAATAAAGCAAAAGCTGCGTGGGAAGACAATTAAAATATTTGGACCACCAGGTACAGGTAAAACAGAGAACCTTTTAAAACGTGTAAAACGTTATTTAGAAAAAGGTTACTCTCCCGATGAGATTTGTTACGTATCCTTTACTAACAAAGCTGTAAATGAATGTGTTGCAAGAGTCAGACAAAAGTTTAAAGGTTATGATGAAGATGCTTTTTCATATTTTAGAACACTACATTCTCTGGCCAGACAACAGTTTGCTGAAATTCCCGTATTAGATCCAAAGGCAGACCTGCTGATGTTTCATACACAATATGGCACTGTCAAGGTGGGTTACAAAGATACTTGGGACGATCAAAAAGTATATAATAATTGGTCGCTTCAAATTTATGACAGGGCAAGAAACATGAAAGTAGATCCTGTGTGGTTGTACAAACAACAAACAAGAAAAACAGTTAGGCTACAACAATTTAAATCTATCATTGCAGGGTACCAACAATTTAAAACAATGGAGATGGAGACAGGACAACGAACACCGGACAGATTAGATTTTACTGATATGGTAGAAAAATTTGTTAATGATGGTTTAGTAGTACCTTTTAAAGTTTTAATGGTAGATGAAGCTCAAGATCTGACACCTTTACAGTGGGACATGGTTGTTAAGATAGCTCAAGCAGTAGAGAGGGTTTACATTGCAGGAGATGATGACCAAGCAATATATGAATGGAATGGTGCTGATGTTAATTTGTTTCAAACATTTCCAGGTAAATCATTAGTGCTTAAAAAAAGTGTAAGACTTAATAAAAATATACATTTTTTTTCTAAATGTTTACTTAACTCTATGGGTGATAATCGTATTAAAAAAGAATTTTACTCTAATGGTAAAGAGGGTTCGGTACATAGGTGGAATGGTCTAAAGAAAGTACCCTGGGATATGGAGGGTAGTTGGATGGTGTTGGCTAGAATTAATGATGTGAAAAAAGAATTACAACAAGAGGCAAGAAACCTTGGCCTGTACTATCAAGATCAAAAAAATAATAAGTCTTTTGACCCTAATCAATTTGCAGCAATTAATTATTGGGAGAAGATTTGTGAGGGTGGTAGTATTACTAGAGAGGAAGCTACAACAATGTATGAGTTCTTATTAAACATTGATCACGGCTACCGGTCACAGGATAGTAAGAAATGGAGTTTTGCACATCCAAATCAAGTGTTTACATTTGATGAATTACATTTAAGGTGTGGTATGCGTGATGAAAAAGGTCTATGGAATCAAGTATTTAAAAGAAAATTTAAAGATAAAGATAAACAATATTTTCAAAAACTTATGAGTGAAGGTGTAGATTTATCACAACCTCCTAAAATAATTATAGATACTATACACCAAGTAAAAGGTGGTGAAGCAGATAATGTTGTCCTGGCCAGCAAATGTAACTTTCCATCTCATTACGAAAAAAAGAATTTAGCAGAAAAAGTAAAAGAGCTTAGGGTTTGGTATACAGGTGCCACTAGATCTAAAAGCACACTACATTTGTTAGGCACTTACCATCAATATAATTTTCCATTAGGAAAGTATTACAAACAATATGAGGCTAACTATGTCAGATAAAAGTATGTTCGATGAAGCATTTCCGCAAGACAGACAAATCGGAGGATCCCACTACCAACATTTTGAAATTCAACCTTGGACATTTATAAGAAAGAATGGTTTAAATCCATTTCAAGCAAATGTAATAAAATATGTTTGTAGGTATTTATTCAAAGGAAAACAAATAGAAGATTTAGAAAAAATTAAACATTATTGTGATTTAGAAATAGAACATTTAAAAGATGCCAAAAAGAAGAAATAAACTAGTTATGTGTGAGCATTGTGATGAAGTAGTGGCTGTAATTGTACACGAATACAGTTATTACTGTGCAGACTGTGCTTTGTTTGATTTAGCCGTACCTTTTAAAAAAGCAATATCGATTGAAGATGCAAACCTAAGTAGGAAAATACAATGACCCATCAATTAAATTTTATTTACAACGATAGTGATTGGATAGCTCCAGCAGAGTATCCAGATTTATCAAAAGCAACAGAGATTGCAATTGACTTAGAGACTAAGGATCCAAACATAAAAACTAAAGGACCAGGTTGGGCAACGTTTGATGGACACATAGTAGGTTTTGCAGTTGCTGCTCTTGGACAACAATGGTATTTCCCTATTGCTCATGATGCTGGTGGGAATATGGATCTGTCGATAACCTGCGCATGGATGCAAGATGTTTTAAAAACAGATGCTACAAAAATATTTCACAATGCAAGTTATGATGTAGGTTGGTTGCTTGTAAATGGATTTGAGATTAGAGGTAAGATAGTTGACACCATGATTGCAGCAGCATTAATCAATGAAAACAGATTTAGTTTTAGTTTAAATGCATGTGCTAAAGATTATTTAGGTGAAATTAAAAATGAAACGTTTTTGAATGAAAAAGCCAAAGAATGGGGAATTGACCCAAAAGCTGACATGTGGAAGCTGCCTGCGGGCTACGTAGGCTTCTATGCTGAGCAAGATGCAGGGCTAACCTTACGTTTATGGGATCGGCTTAAAACAGAGGTATCTAAGCAGTCTCTACACGATGTTTGGGAAATGGAGATGGAATTACTGCCTATTTTGATAGATACTAGACGAAGAGGAATAAGAGTTGACGAAGAGAAGGCTTCTCTGCTAAAAAAAGAATTCAAACAAAAAGAGTCTGAGGTTTTATCAAGTATAAAATCTCAGACCACACTTGATGTAGATATCTGGGCTGCTCGATCTGTTGCGCAAGTGTTTGACCGAATAGGTGTTGACTACCCACGTACAGCAAAAACTGATGAACCAAGCTTTACACAAAACTGGTTAGTAAATTGTGATAACCCAATAGCGCAACTAATAAGACAAGCAAGAGAAATAAATAAATTTCATTCAACATTCATAGACTCCATTCAAAGGTATGTTCACAAAGGCAGAATTCACTCTGAGATAAATCAGTTAAGATCTGACCAAGGTGGAACTGTATCTGGACGTTTATCATATTCAAATCCAAACCTACAACAAATTCCTGCAAGGAACAAAGAGTTTGGTGACAAAATTAGAAGCTTGTTTCTACCTGAAGAAGGTAGGCAATGGGGTAGTTTCGACTACTCACAACAGGAGCCTAGGCTTGTTGCTCACTACGCTGCATCGGTCAATGATAACTTTGAAGGTGCAGCGGAGTTTATCGAAGCCTATAAAAACGAGTCTGCTGACTTTCATCAAATAGTTGCTGATATGGCAGGAATTACAAGAACCCAGGCCAAAACAATTAATTTAGGATTATTTTATGGAATGGGTAAAGCTAAATTAGGTAAAGAATTAGGTATCACAAAAGATAGAGCTGAAGCCCTGTTAAGACAATATGGTGAAAGAGTACCTTTTGTTAAAAAATTAGCCACAGATGTATCTAGCTCTGCCTCAAAATATGGGTTTATTCGGACGATAGGGGGCCGTAAATGCCGGTTTGACATGTGGGAGCCTGCTACCTTCGGAATGAACAAAGCTATGCAGTATGAGGAAGCTAAAGCAATTTATGGAAATAACATCAGGAGGGCTTTTACTTACAAAGCTTTAAATAGATTGATCCAAGGATCTGCAGCTGATCAAACAAAACAAGCTATGATTAATTGTTACAAGGCTGGTTATAAACCTTTATTACAAATTCATGACGAACTTTGTTTTTCAATTGATAAAGAATCAGACGTTCAAGGTGTAAAAGACATTATGGAAAATGCTATAGACACATTAAAAGTACCATCTAAAGTTGATATTGCAT